AGGAAGTAGTTTAGGAGCTTCTTTTGCCCGTTCAATAATAGGAAACTTAGCTCTTAGTGTCCTTTCAAGTATATTTACTAAAAAACCAAAAATGGCAGAACAAGTAGATAGCTCTACAAGAGGTAGTGATATGTTTGGCTCTCTTCAAAATACAACTGAGAGCGGCACTCCTATTGCACTAGTTTACGGAGAAAGCAGAGTTGCAGGTCAATTTGTTTCAGGTTATTTAAATACAACTTCACACGGTAAAAGTGACGTTATTAGAGTAGGAGATCAGTTTTAATGGCTATGATTAATAGACATTATGTACAACATCAAGGAAAACGTGTACCTGCTATTTATGGCTCTAAGGGGTGTTTTCCTGCTGGTACTATGATTACTATGGCTGATGGTACTTTTAAAGACATTAAAGATATTTCACCATCTGACATAGTATGGAGCTTTAAAAAATACGGTGAACTTGGCCCTGCTACTGTAACTGAAGTTTTTTTTCATGAAATAGACAATGTACTTAGAGTAAAACACCAACACGGGACAATTGATGTTACTCCTAATCATTGGATGATGGGATCTGATGGTTTATTTAAGGAGATGCAAGAATTTGAAATTGGTGAAGAGTTAGTTCTTCAAAGCGGTACTCCTTCTACTATTTTGAGTATGGACGCTCTATCAGATGCTCCTGTCTATACTTTTACAGTTCCTGAAACTCAAACGTATATAGCTGAGAATTTACGAGTACATAATAAAGGTGGAGGTAAATCGGGCTCTCAGGGTGGAAAAGAAGATCCAAATAACCTATTCTCAACCGATATTCTTTTCGTAACCTCTGCACTAGGTGAGGGGCCGATGTATAGAATTAACCCTAATGGCCCTCAGGATATTGAAGTTAATGATGGTAACATTGATGACATGATTAACATTGATGGAGATGGACAAGAAAACACAGAATTTTTTAGAACTGCTACTAATACAGGTACTGTAACTCAACAACCATTACCCGTTTTTGGAGAGCAAACAGTTGGCCCTCAAAACTTTTCTTCACCTGTTACACTTAAAAAAGGTAACGTAGCTGGTGTGCCACAATCAAGAATATTTTTACAATCGACTAGTGCAAACGACTGGGATCAGATTAAATTTGCATTTGTGATTAGTGCTCTTCAAGAGTCAAAAGATAATGGTGACATTGTTCAGAGAGCAGTAGCTATAAGAATTACTTTATTTGATAGCACAGGTAGCACTATTATAAGAACTCTTGATAAAACTATTACAGGTAAGACTAATAGTCCTTTCAAATTTACTGTAGATATTACAATACCAGCCGCTTCACAAAGTGCTAATGGTTATAAGTTTACTATAGAAAAGACGTCTGATGATACTGATAGCTCAAAGGTTCAAGAAACTATACAAAGCATTGGATGGTTTGAGATTGAAAATCAACCACAGGCATATCCAAGAACAGCTCATATTGGTTACGCTTTAAAAGCTTTTGCTGAACATACAGGAGGAGTACCTAACTTTACCTCATTAGTTAAAGGACTTATTGTCAAAGTTCCTACTAACTATAATCAACCAATATTAACTAGTGGTGAAATTGATTGGAGAGAACTAGAAAATCCAAGTTCAGGTGACTTAAGTTATTTTGGAAACGGATACAGTTTACAGAGCCAAGGACCGAGCACAAAGCTTACAGCTCCTAATCCAATACTATACATAGGTCCATGGGACGGAGAATTTGTATATTCTTGGACTCAGAACCCTGTGTGGATAATGTATGACATATTAACTAATAAGACATACGGACTAGGAGTAGACGAAGCAAATATTGATAAATTTAAATTTCATAGGGTAGCTAAATATTGTGATGCTTGTGATGATGCAACTGGAGCATTTATTGGTGTTGAAGGTTTAGCTGATGGAACATTTAGACATAAACCTAGAGACTTATTCACAGCTGTTAGAGAAACTTTAATTGGGATACCTGAAGGCACTAAAATAATTGAAAGACGTTTTACTTTTAATGGAATTATACAAGATCAAGGACAGGCTTTAGACGTATTAAATCAAATGGCTGCATCAATTAGAGCTGCTTTAGTTTATTCTGGGGGTAAGATTACTTTAGCTGTTGACTTACCTGATGAAACACCTGTTGCACTTTTTAATGAGACAAACATTAAAACAGGTTCTCTGAATATTTCTGGAATCAAAGAGAGTGAGATTTTTACAGGTGTAGACGTATCGTATATTGATCCAACAAATCATTTTAAAAGGGAAACAGTAAGAATAGATACTGTTGATGCTAATGATGGTACAGATCGTAATATAATTGAGAATATTGCTTCTCTTGACTTATTTGGAGTTACCAGACGGTCTCAGGCTCTTAGATATGCACAATATCAAATAGCTGCTTCCAGATTTCAAAGACGAAAAGTTGACTTTATCACTTCTACAGATGCTTTAGCACTTGCTCCTGGTGATGTTATATCTTTAGCTCAAAGACAGATTGGTGTTGCTTTTGGTTATGGAGGTAAGATTGCAAGAGATGCAAATACTATTTTAAGTTTAGGTTCTAATTTAATGTTAGAACATTTAACTGTTCCTACTATTGCTGCTACAGCTTTTACAGGTAACACTTCACCATTAGCTTTAAGAGTTATACAACTTGATGGAGATAGGATCGATTTATATATTCTCTCAAATACACTGTTTGCTGTTAATAGTACAGGCAATGTTAGTGCAGGCGCAGATTTAATCGAAGTTAGAATAGATAAACGTTATGATCCGATTACTAAAACTCTAGTAAATTTTAACCAATTTACTTCTAATAATTTACCAAAAAGAGGAGATTTGTGGAGCTTTGGAGAATGGGATAACCCAGATCAGTTTTACACAAACAAAACAGATAAACTATTTAAAATCACTTCACTATCCCGTGACCCAAAAGAGGAAGAAGTTACAATATCAGCTATAGAATATGTATCTAATATTTATGTAGATTCAGATACTTTTATTGATTATACACCAACAGCATACTTAGATACTAAATCTCCATTAATTGCACCTCCTGCTCCTGTTTTTAATTTACGTTCAGTGCCTACTAGAGAACAAGATGGTTCAGTGAGAGTTGACTTAGTTGTAGAAAACTTTACTGAAAGCCTAAACTACGGTATACAGTTTGAAACAGAGTATTTTATTTCTCTTCCAGACGAATCTCAATTAGTACCTTCGTTAGTTAGTGACGACGGAAGCACTATAAAATTTAATGCCTCTGATATTACTGCTATGGAAGATGGTGAAGGGCCTGCTACATTAATTGGTAAAAATGGCTTTGATAGTTTAACTGGGAAAATTAGACTATTATGTAATGCTGTAGTCTCAGGAGCTACTCACGGAACAAGTGCGATTGATAATATAAGATTACAAGTTGAAGGTATGAATGTTCTTACCGACTATAATTTTATTGCAAGTGGCGAGCCTAAATTTCTATTAGACGTAAATGATGGTTTAGCAGATGGTATTTTTCAAGGATTAAAAGGGCACGATGCTGTAACTGTGCCTATTTCTGTGCAACAAACAGGAGGATCTAGAAATTTTGTAGCTGCTGGACCAGAATTAACTGGTTTATCTGCTAATATACGTTTTGCTGATAGACCAAATAACTTTATATATATTGATAATCCTATTACAAACGGTGTTGATCTCAGTAGTAAATTAATACATACTCCTTTTTATGTTGAGATATTTCAAATACTGGATTCGAGATATTTCAATAGTAGAGCAAACTTTTATGTTGGTGGTTCAGAATTTACTTACACACAAGAAAATACGTTTGTAGGTGGTAGCACTCATACAGAGCCTTTACCAATTACTCCTAAAAATGCAGCTTTTGTAAGAGTATTTTTGGATAATATTGAAACTCAAAATTTCACACTAGATAGAGTATCAACACCTGCTACCATACAAGTTACACCAGCGAGTGATGAAAGCCAAATAAGAGTAGAGATAGATCATTATACTGTACCAGCTATTGAGATAGGTGATAATGTACAATTTGAAACTCAGAATATTTTTACTGTAGCAAACACTAGTTATGACCCTGCTAGCCCAACTTACAATGCTGAAATGACTGCTAATAATATTTATCAGGTAGAATTATTGACTACACCAGTAGCTAATCTTACTGGCATAACTATGGTTAATCTTGCTCAAGACCCTGTCGGAACTATAGGTAATGTAAACACAGGAGATAAAACTTTTACTCTCGATTACGATAGAGGAACTTATCCTGGTAATTTTAGACTAGCCAACAATCAAATATACCAATTGAATATCGGAGGTGAGTTTGAAAAAACTTTTTTAGCAAAAGATAGAATTATAAGAGATATACCTATAGGCACTACCACTGTCAAAGCTAGAAATAGAAATATTACAGGAAGATTTAGCCCTAGTGTAACAAAGAGTGTTTCTGTTGGAGAGATACCTATCCAAAAGGTTCAAAATATTTCAATCACTGAAGGTTTATATATAGAACAATTAGGTGGTGTTGCTACGCGTGCTATAATCAAGTTTAACCACGTAGTTAATCAAGAAGTAACTGATTATGAAATTTCATATCGTACTAATAATACAAATAATACAGACTTAAGTAGTTTTTCAACGGTTAAAGTTCCTGCTAATAATGTTGATGATGCAGGACAAATCACTCATGTAATAAATAATATTGATAGAGGCGTTGTAGGAAGTACAATAACTTTATTTGTAAGAATCACACCTCTTAATAAGAATTTAAGAGGAATAACTGCAACGGCAGAAAAACTTGTAGTAGGAAAAACAGCCAAACCACAAAATATTACTGATTTCGGTGCTGGACAATCTGAAGAACAACTTACCTTATTCTGGAATTACCCTCGTCAAGCAACAGGCGATCTAGTTGATTTAGATTTAAAAGAAGTGGTGATAAGACGTATAGGAGGTACTCGTACGGCAACTGAAGAAAACTTCAACGCAGCTAATCCTTTTTTAACAGTTGCAGCAGGTGTGTCTCGTAAATCCAGTCCTATTGATGCTTTTGGTGATTTTACATATCTTGCAAAAACTCGTGATACATCAGGAAATTTTAGTGATGATATTGCTATTACTACTTTAACTACTTTTAGACCAGGAGGAAAAACAGTATTTAAAACGTTTAATATTGATAGCCCTTCTGTTCAATTTGCAGGTATAGCCAATGAAAACGCTTCTGAATCAGCTTTTGTTAGTGTTACTGATACTAATTCAGGAGGACTCAATGTTGCTGCTACCCCTTCAACTGCTGCAGATAATGCTAATGCTTCTGCTACTGGGTGGTCATACAATGCTGGTTTAGCAGTTTCTGATTTAACCGCTAGTGGTGATGCAACATATATTACTCCAATTAGAGACATGGGCGCAGTTATTACGGGATCTGTACAGGCTGATATACAAGGTACTTCAGCTGCTAAAACTACTTTCAATGACTTCATAGATGATATACTAACTGGAGCTACAGAGTTACAAACTAGCCCTAAGGATAATGTGTTAAGAGAAACTAACTTTGGAGGCTTAGGTACTGTATTAGGTTTTAGTAATACAACTTTATCTTTTAGCTTTGATACAAACAATGAAACACTAGTCGATTCAACAACATCACAAAATGTGTATGCGATTATAAATCCTGGACAGTATACTGGTAATGTTATTTCAATTCAAGCTATAACAAAAGCTAATCCAGCTGTGATTACAACTGCTGGTTCTGAACATGGAATTACAGGAACTGAGCGTATTATAATTCATGGTGTTGGTGGTATGACGGAGATTAATGAAAGAGAAGTGTATGCAACTAGGGTTAACTCAACAACATTAAATATATTTACTGATGCAGGAGGAAGCACTGGTTTAGACTCTTCTGGTTTTAGTACTTACGTAAATGGTGGAGTATTAGATCAAGGGGACAGGGCAAACGCTAATGCTTTAGCTTTTATAGCTGGTGCTATCAATGCAAATGAGATTGAGCTAGGAGAGACTTTTCATGCAAACGGGGATTCTACTGGAGGTAATGCTTTTGCTAATGTTACTACAGCAAATAGTGGAGTTAATAATTATAAACTAGTTAACTTAAGACAGTATCAAGATGAACCATCTACAACTTTTGCAGGTTCCGCTACAGCTATAACTCAACAAACTTTCATAAGAACCTCTAGTGCAGATGCTGATGTCTTATTTTATACAGGTGCAGGAGTATCAAATGGGAACGTTAATGTAAGTGCTTTTTCTTCTTCTTCGATCAATGATGGTTTTTTACCTTACGAGGTGGGATCCCGTCAGTTTAGATTTTATCAATTAAAATTTGTGGTACTCAACTCATCTCCAAATGAATTTGACTTTACACTCGATAAATTTAGAGTTAGTATAGAGAAGACTACAACAACTTTTACAGATACATCAACTTTTAGTAATACTACGCAGTTTGTTGACATGACATCTGCAAACTTTGGTCTAACACCGACTGTAAATTTACAGCCAATAAATTTTGCCAATGCAGCTGTTGTGCTTACTGTTGAGGTTACTAAAGACCATGTAGCATATAGAGTATTTGATATTGGAGCTGATGCGATAGCACCTGCTGATGGTGCAATATCAGTCGCACTAACAGCAACGGGAATATAAGATGACATTATTAGACTCAAACACCTTTATAGAACCTACTGCAGCAACTAGTATTAGTACTGCACGAACTCAGTTCAATAATGCTTTAAGATCTTTATTGACTAATTTTGCAGGAGCAGCTGCGCCCTCATTATCAGGTAGTAATATCGTTAGATCTGGGGTAGCTCAAGCTCCTGAAACTGGCCTACTATATAGACACTCAAATGCAAATGTAACTGCTTTTTTCGTAGCTGATGCAAACCATATTAAAACACAGACTGTTGGGACAGGTTTTACACGAGTAGGAATTGGACATAGACTTGAGAACGGTATTGTCTCTATGATGTCTAATGTTACTCATTATGAGATAGGAGAGCTTGCCGCTACTGTTAGTTCTGCAGGAGCGCTGTCTGCTAATGCTAGACTCTATCTTAAAAAAGCTAATACTGATACCGCTACTGATTTTGTTGACATTGGAATACCACCTTTAAATGGTTCCGTTACTAATGCAATGATTGAGGCAACTACTAGTACAACAACTGGTATAACAGGTGATAGACTTAACTTTGCTTTTAATAGTACAAAAGGCTTAGCTGGGGCAAATGCTCAAATCAAAGTTTCTGCCATAGCTAATAATCCAACTGCGATTGCAC